GCCCCCATACCATAACCCAGTTGCGCCCCTAGGGGGCCGCCCCACTAAAGGATTACCCATTGGCAAAGAAACTCAGCGAGGTAACTGACCGCGGTTCGTACAAGTTAGCCCCAGGTGCTACCTTGTCCGCCCCAGATGCCAAGAAACGCCTTCTCGCGCTGATTGAAGAAGGCGTGACAGTTGAGGACGCTTGCCGCGCTGTTGGCAAATCAGTCAAGTCTTATGAGTACTACCGCGCCTCTGACCCACAATTCAAGGAAGCGATTGACTTAGCACGCGTTATCAAGAAACGTGCTGGCAAGGTATCTGACGAAGATAAAGATATTTCCTTTGAAGACTTTCGGGCTAAGTACCTGGACTCTAAGACCTTCCCTCATCAGAGAAACATAATTTCTCTCCTTGAGGCTGGAGAGCCTGCTTGGCTCCATCCAAATATGATTTACGAAAAGGGCTTCAAGAACTACGTCCTTTGCAATATGCCTCCCGAGCACGCCAAGTCTATGACAGTCTCAATTGACTATGTGACTTATCGCATCGTCACAGACCCAAACGTCCGTATCAAGTTGGTGTCTAAGACCCAGCAGATGGCTAAGGAGTTCCTCTATGCAGTCAAGCAACGTCTTACATCGCCTCAGTGGGCTGAGTTACAAAGACGATATGCACCTGTTGAAGGATTTAAGGCTACTGCCGAAAAGTGGACGCAAGACGCTATCTATATTGAACGCGACTCAGGGGAAAAAGACCCTACACTTCAGGCTCTGGGTATTGGTGGCCAAATCTACGGCGCACGTGCGGACCTCATTATTTTGGACGACTGTGTTACTCTCTCAAATTCTAACGAGTATGAAAAGCAGATTCGCTGGATTCAACAGGAAGTCTTAACTCGTGTTGGCCCTACAGGTAAAATCCTTGTAGTTGGTACGCGAGTTGACCCAGTTGATATGTACCGCGAGATGCGTAACCCAGACCGTTACCCAGATAACGTCTCGCCTTGGACTTACTTGGCTATGCCAGCAGTCCTTGAGTTTGCAGATGAAGCAAAAGACTGGCACACTCTTTGGCCAATGTCTGACCGTCCTTGGAATGGTGATGACACTGAGCCTGATGAGAATGGTTTATATCCTCGCTGGGATGGCATCAACCTTAAGAAGCGTCGCGGTGTTTTAGACCCAAAGACTTGGGCTATGGTTTACCAACAGCAAGATGTTGAATCAACTGCCATCTTCGCTCCTGAATGTGTACGCGGTTCTGTTTCAGGTATGAGGCCAATAGGTCCATTGATTCCTGGAGCGCCAGGACAGCCTGCTCAACTTAATGACCAATACATCGTAGCCTCTATGGACCCTGCTATGTCAGGTGATACATTCTCTGTCATCATCGCTGGTGATAGAACTACCCAAAAGCGTTATTTGCTAGAGGCATCAAGAATGCCTGCTCCTACCCCAGCAATGATTCGTGAACTTATCTTCAGTTGGACTGAGAAGTATAAGCCTAAGGTCTGGGTAATTGAAAAGAACGCTTTCCAGTTGTTCTTGACTCAAGACGAACAAATAAACAAATTTTTAGCCACACGCGGAATCCGATTAGTTCAACACTATACGGGTTCAAACAAGATGGATGCCGAGTTCGGTGTCGCATCTATGGCACCGCTTTTCGGCACGGTGGACAACCAAGGCAAACATATAAAAGGTTCAAACCTACTGGAGTTTCCTCGTGCCGATAACGAACACATCAAGGCTCTCATTGAGCAATTGATTACGTGGTCTGCTGGAACCAAAGGTAAGCAAGACGGACCTATGGCTCTTTGGTTTGCAGAGACACAGATGCGCGACTACATCAATCAGATAGGCGCATACGGTGGTTCTTTTGTAAAGAACCCATTCGTAACAAAGGGACAACTTGCCAAGCGCAGAGTTGTTAACTTAGAAGAATATGCAAAACTCCAAGAGGAGTTGGCTGCTAATGGAGGAACCTGGTATGGCAATGGATATAGATGACTTAGGAGTAAAGGTCCGCAAACTGCGGGACCATTACCACCTTCGTGATGCCCGCTGGGCTGACCTGCTTTCAATTCGTCAAGGTAACATCCAACAAGTATTCCCAGAACTATTCTCATCAGACTTTCCTAAGCCAATGGTGGCTAACTTTATTGACATCGCTGCCCGCGACGTAGCAGAAGTTATCGCTCCACTACCAGCATTCAACTGCGACACAACAGATGCTATCTCTGACCGTGCTCGCAAGAAGGCTGACAAGCGCACAATGATTGCTGCTGGTTACCGCGATACCTGTAACCTTCAAACTCAGATGTACACAGGTGCTGACCGTTATTTAACCTACGGAATGCTAGCATTTGTAATTGAGCCAGACTTTGAAAACAATCGTCCAATGATTCGTATGGACAACCCAATTGGTGCTTATCCTGAATGGGATAGGTTCGGCAAGTTGCTTTCCTACACACGCCGCTACCAAAAGACTGTACGCGAATTATGTAACGAATACCCTGAGTACGAAGGCAACATCCGTGGCCAATATGAAAATCGCAACTCTGAGCGTGTACTTGAAGTATTCCGCTATCAAGACAAAGACGAAGTTATCCTATTCGTTCCAGAACGCAAAAACCTTATCCTTGACCGTGCTAAGAACTTCATTGGTGAAATCCCAGTAGTTATTGCTGTACGCCCAGGACTTGATTCTGATGAGAACCAACGTGGTCAATTTGATGACATTATGTGGGTTCAGGTTGCACGCTCACGCTTTGCAACACTACAACTAGAAGCAGCACAGAAGTCTGTACAGGCTCCTTTCGCTCTACCTTCAGATGTTAACGTACTTGAAATCGGACCAGATGCAACAATCCGTTCTGCTAATCCAGAGAAGATTCGTCGCGTTGGTCTAGATATTCCTAACGGAATCTTCCAAGAGTCTGCGCTTCTTGACCAGGAACTACGTGTTGGTTCACGTTATCCTCAAGGACGCCTAGGACAGCAATCAGGTTCTATCGTCACAGGCCGTGGTGTAGAAGCACTGATGGGTGGATTTGATACTCAAGTTAAAACTGCACAAGCAGTATTTGCTGAAGTTTTCCGTCACGTAATGCGTCTATGTTTTAAGATGGATGAAGAACTATTTGGTGATGTTGAGAAGGAAGTACGTGGCGTTAACGCTGGTGCTCCTTACGAAATTAACTACATCCCTAGCAAGGACATCCAAGGCGATTACTGGTGTGATGTTTCATACGGTATGATGGCTGGACTTGACCCAAACCGCGCACTAATCTTCGGGCTTCAGGCTCGTGGTGATAAACTTATTTCTCGTGATTTCCTACGTCGTCAAATGCCTTGGGAAATGAATGTAACACAAGAAGAAGAACGTGTTGAAGTAGAAGGACTACGTGACGCTTTAGTGTCCGCAGTTGCTTCTTACGCACAGGCGATTCCTCAACTTGCTTCGCAAGGTCAGGACCCAACTAAGATTATCAACTCAATAGCAGATGCAATCAAAGGCCGTATGGCTGGCAATAACATTGAAGATGTTATCGCGGAAGCATTTGCTCCTGAAGTTTCCCCTGAAGTTGCAGCCGCTGGTGAGGCACAGGCCCCAGGTCAGGTTCCTTCAGGGGGCCCTGCTGGCGCACCGCAAGGTGGCGCAACAATGCCTGCTGGTGGACAACCACAAGGTTCTGCTTTACAGAATCTCTTAGCAGGAATCAATTCTTCTGGAGCACCGCAATTAGCGGCATCAGTTTCCAGAAGGCAAGCAATATAAACGCGTTTTGCTTGTCGTAAACTAATCCCTATAGGAGAATAACAATGGCAACACTTAAGTCATCATTGACAACAAAGGTTCCTTCACCAAAGAATCAAGGTGGACACGGTTCATCTGATGCAACAACACAAAAGACTGGTATTCAGTCAAAGGCTGGCGCTTCTAAGCCAGGTGCATCTTCAGTTCTTTACACAAAGCAACCTTCAGGAACAAAAGGCTCAGGCACTACTGCTGGAAAGCCAATGAAGTAACAATTGAATAACGACGAGCAGAGCGAGATTCCCCCACGCACTATAAATGCCTGGGATTTTTTCGCTCTGCTTTCCGATTCAGTATCAGATATTTTTGCAGTAATAACAAATTTTTTTACGGTTCTAACACATATGTTAGATACGCAAGCAAGTTTCGTGGATGACAAAAAATCGTTCCACGAGTATGCAGCCCGAACCATTGAGACATTAAAAGAAGGAGAGTGACAATGCCAGCCCCAAAAAAGCCAGCAACAACACCTTCACTCCCAGGTGCTAATAGCACAAGAACCGATGGCGGAATTGCATCAAAGCAAGCACAACGGTATATCTCAGGTATGCCTAATTATGGAGATGGACAACAAGTTATGGATATTCAAGGTGGAGCACCAATGGCTGCAGCACCCGCAACTCCAGCACTTCCATTAACACCAACAGCAGGAGATGGACAAACTGTTCAACCTGCGGTAACGCCTCTGACAGCAGATACACAAAAGCCTTTTGAGCCCGTATCTTCAGGTGCTGCTCTTGGAGCAGGCCCAGGTCCAGAAGCATTAAACCTTGGTGCCCCTGATATTACACAATATCAAACAGTTAAAGAAGGATTGCAAGCATATGCTGCACATCCAGATGCTTCCCCAGCAGCAAGATTCTTAGCACAGCGTATTAACCAGGTGTACTAATGGCAGGTAGTGTTAATAATCTTAACCAAACACTTGCTGACAATCCACACCTAGTTAACTCTCCAGCACTTGTTGGCGATGCACTTAACTCGTCAGACCCAGGTTCTGCTGCTACTGCGCTTTCTCACGCATCAAACGGTATGGCTTTACAACAATCACTTCAGGACCACCAAGCAGAAAATGGTTCTGAAAATATATGGCAACGTGTATTTGGTGGCGCCGCAAAAGTTGTAACAAATAGCCTTGCTTGGCTTGCAAAGCCTCTACAAGAAGTTCAACGTGACTATAAGTTCATTCACTCTGTATATGCACGTCACGGTATATTTAATGGTTTTATGGCAACCGCTGGTGTCGTAGGTGGTGGAGCAATTGGCTCACTACTAGGCCCAGAAGGAGCCGTTGCTGGAGCAGACATTGCCGCATCTATTGAGCGCAATCTCTTGACTCGCTTCGGTTCTTCATTTAGAGATTCTGTTAACGACTCTAACAACGCAAATTACAAAGTTTCATTTGGCCGCGATTTTGCTAATGCTCTTTCACAAGTTCCAGGTATGGGTGACTTACGTAATACCGATAAAGGTTTAGGTAAAGTTATCTCTGGCACTGCTGACATAGCATTTGACTTTAACTTTGACCCACTTAACGTAGGATTCAAAGCACGCTCATCCATTCAGCAAGGTAAGTACCTAACGACTGAAGATGGCAAAGTAATTACTACCCTCAAGGGCCCATTTCGTAGCCTTGGCGCTGCGACACAAGGTTTCTTTGAGCGTAACAGCCTAAAGATTTACTCACCAGACCAACTAGACTCACTATATCAGGCTGGAAAGAACCCAAGCCTTGGTGATGTTTTAACTGGTAATAGCGGTAAGCGTTATGTTCGTGCACTAGAAGACATCAAGAACATTCTTAATGAAGCCAAGACTCCAGAGTTAGCATCTATGGATGTTGCTCTAAAGTATCCTGGCCTACAAGGTATGGTTCAATACTTTACAAAGCCATTAGGCAAAGTAACAACCGATGATTTACACAAAGTTTTCTTGTCTACAACTCACGATACTGAGATGATGAAGAACTTCTCAATCAACGGTGCTTCAATGGTTCCTAATAGAACTGTACTTCGTGCTGCTGCTTCCAAGGCTGCAGATAAGTTGCGTCAATGGGATGCTAATGATGAACTATACCTACGCGGAAATCAAGCAAATTTCTTCTTGCCTCGTAAGGCAGAGCAATTAGTTATTGATGAAGCAGGTCAAGTTGTCAAAACTGGACAAATGCAAACAATTCTTCCAGTTGCACTACGTCCATTTAGTGGAGATGCTTGGAAGTCTGCCATTGCTGGCAAGACTCGTACCTTCTCTGGCTATCTACCATACACAATTGATAGCAAAACACTAGAACTTTCTAATACCAAGTTTGACCCATCTGACCCAGCGTCTGCTGTATCTATTTATCGTATTGCACGCTTCTCATTGTCAGACCAAATGGCTCGTCAAAAGACTACGGAATTTATGCTTGGCAATTTAGGTGAGAAAAAAGATGTTTATTCAAGTCTTATTTCTGAAATGTTTAAGGCTGCTGGCTTACCTAATGATGAAGAATTTGCAAAAACTATTATGGATAAGTCAGCCCAAATGGTTCACCGTTCTCTTAAGTCAACCGACTATGGCCCAGGCTATGTATCAAACGAAGGTGCTTCTCAGGTAGCACTTAATGGACGCACAACTACTCAAGGTGCTTTCTTAGACCAACGCGGTATGTTTTCTATGCCAGACTTTCGTGTAGTTAAAGGCGCTATGCGCGACTTAGGTACATACGGCAAACTATATGGCCGTATTGATGACTTTGCTGCTCGTTATACCGATGGTATCTTTAAGCCTCTGGCTCTTTTAACTGGTGGTTTTGGTTTACGTATTGCTGCATCTGAAATGATTCCAGCAATATTTCGTTTTGGCTCTATGGATATTGCTAAGTCCAAAGTTGCTGGCGCTGCTGCAAAGATGAACTATAAACTTGCCGCTGGCGAAGATGAAGCAATCATTGAAAATGCGCTTCACGCTGTTCATAATGGAACAGACCCAGCAGAGTACCTTGCTAATGCTGCAGCAGATGTATCTGGTAAGAAGATACGTAAGACTGTTGCCAAGGGATTAAATAAGTTAGCCTCTGAAGAAGATTTAGATTTGGCTGCTCGTATTGCTATTGCTACTCGCGGACATATGGCTTCAGGTGCAACCTTTACAGGTTACGGCATTCCTGCAGAGCAAAAAGAATTTTATCGTCAACTTACAGATATAATGGGACAAAATTCAAAGCGTCGCATTCCAGTAAAGACTGGCGAATATTCACACTTTGAAAAGTCTAACCCAAAGTTTGACCTTAACTACCACGTTGAATTATCAAAGTCTGCTACAACTGAATCTCGCAAGACTATTGTTGCTGACGCACTTGCTGAATTAAAGAATGGTGCTACAGCCGATGAGGCTTGGGAAGTTGCTCGTCTAAAGGACGAAGCACGTATTCGCAAAGTTGAATATGATGAGGCTAGCCCAACAAAAATGGGTAAGCCTGTCAAGTTTGACCCATACGCTGATGAGCGCAAGACAATGGCTGGATATGTTAATGAAACTCCAGAATCATTCTCTGCTCGTCGTATGGATATTATGCGTAACTTATTTACAGGTGACACCGCAGATACAGTAAACCTTAAGTTTATGGAAGACATTGCTAAAGGCAAGAAGATTCCTCTTGACAAAATTAAATCTCTTGAAGAATCATATCGTCCAAAGGCTGTTGCTGGTCAAGACTATGAGTGGATGCCTGGTCCAAATCTAACACAGCGCATTACTAACTTTGGCTTTGAGAAGGTTATTGACCCAATCATCAACAACCTATCTCGCCAACCTCTATTCTTTAACCACGTTAAGAATGAAATGAAAAGCCTTCAGTACGCACTAGACAAGGGTTTCATTAGCGAAGAAGAAGCAACTCGTATTGCTATGACTCGTGCATCTTATGCAATGGTTCCTCAAATTCACAACACTGCGCTAAAAACACAGTTTGCAGTATTGGCTCGTAACTACTTGCCATTCTACTTTGCTCAAGAGCAGGCTATGCGTCGTGCTGGTTCATTAATTGCTACTAACCCAGAGGCTTTCCGTAAGTTCCAACTTATCCAACAAGGTATTAACAACCCAGGATTCGTTGAAACAGATTCATCTGGCGCAAAGCACATCACACTTCCTCTCATTGGAGAGTTGGGTGCTTCATTCCTAAACGCTGCAAGCGCACTTGGAATGCCAGTAGTTGGTGGACTACCAGTAAATGTAACTGGAAACCTTGAATCTCTAAAAACTGTTCTTCCAGAAATGAACGTTCCTGGAATCTCACCTTTCGTATCAATAGCGGCCAATACACTTGGAGCAATTGACCCAACACTAGACCGTGAAATCAAAAAGATTACTGGTGGTGCTGGATTCTCTAAGAGTATGTTTGACCAACTAATGCCAAACGCTATTGCTCGTACTGTGTATCACGCAATAGATGCTAAGGAAACAGAGTCTTCATTCTTCAATGCAACTATTGCTGCTCTAGCATCTGCTGGATACCACGGTAAGGTTCCTGCTGCAGATGCTTCACCAATTGAAAAACAAGCATTTATTGACCGCATTAAGAATAACGCTAAATCAATTATGATTATGAAGGCGCTAGTCGGAGCAATCAGCCCACTATCTCCTGCAGTAAGTCAAGAGGACCCAGGCTTACGTGATGAGTTCTACAAATTATTAAAGACTGTATCTCCTGCAACTGGCAAGTTAATGACTTACCCAGAAGCAATTGATAAGTTTATTACTGAGCACGGAACAGGCGCTATCTCATACACAGTAGCCCGTTCTGAAGGTGCCGTTCCTGGCGCCACAATGCCTTATACAAACGAAGCCATAAACTGGATTGAAAGTAACAAGGACTTGCTATACAGCCCACAGGCTGTAGGTGCAGCATTCTTAGTACCTCAAACTCCAAGTCTTTCAGGTGATGCTCAGGCTATCCACGATGAAGTTATTAAGATGCACTTGCGTGCTAATAAGACTCCAGAGTCTTTCTTGGCTTCATACTATACAGCCGCTGGTAATAACTTTATCGCTGCTCAACGTGCAGAACACGATAAGGCAATGAAGACTTTAGCAGATGCTGGTCAATCACAGCAAGCAGAGCGTGCTCAATGGAGTGCATTCGTTAATGCTTACGGCCAGTCAAACCCTATTTGGTGGGATGATTATTCTTCAACAAAGAAGACTCACCTAGCAGAACAAGCGATGGCTGATTTCCAACAAATGTTTTCTGGTAAAGATTCTCAAGGCAAGCCAGTAAAAATACCTACTGGCGAGCAAGCAGATGCTATCAAGGGATTGATGAATGACTGGGTTGAACATAACTCAGCAGTAGTTCAATACAGAGCAGCAGGTGCTTCAGAAGCCGTTAAGGCTGAAAAGGATGCTTGGACTAATTATCTCAAGGACAGAGTAAGTCAAGATGGCCGCTTAAATACAGTGGTTAATTCCGTGTTTGCAAGGTTAGGATAATAATGGCAACTACTAAAGGTAATGTTAATGCCTCAACAAGTAGATTAACACCAAAGACTGATAGCCAAATTACAACAGGCGGCGGAATTACTACATCTGGATACAAGTCAACTCTTACTACTGGCGGCGCTGCAGTTGCTGGCACAGGACGTACTCCTACATACCAAGAGGTTATCCAACAGCCTGACTACACAACCACACAGTTTATTACTAATGCTGTATATCAAAACCTTATGGGCCAAAATGCAACCAAGGCTGATATTGACAAGTATCATCAACTATTTACTGACTATGCAAAGACTCACCCAGTCCAAACAAGCACAACCAGTTATGATACTACTGGAACTCCAGTAAGAAGCATTGCGGCTCAAAGAAGCCCATTGTCTGAAACAGACTTTATTACAAACATTGTAGCCCAAGGCTCAGATGCCAAGGAATACAAGGCAGCAACAACATACTTTGACGCTATGCGTACCGCAATGGGTTCATTTAGAGGAGGCTACTAATGGCTAAGACTCTTGCTGAGTTAAAAGCAGACCTAGCAGCCGCTAAGGCTAAGGCGGCGAAGGCTACCAAGAAGTACCAGAATACTAAATCTTATGCAGAGAACTATGCTGAGATTAAAGCAGACAATGATGGAGCCATCAGAGATGTTAATAAACTTCAAGATGCCGTAGATGCTGCAACTCCAAAGCCAAAGAAAACTGTTAAAGCACAAACCGCATCTACGGAACCTAAGCGCCCAGCAGATGTAAATGAATCAGAACTTAGTCGTATTGACCAACAGTTAAATCAAGCCCAAAATGATGCTGGCCTTGCTGAACTTACAATGGCTGGACTGTCTTCAACTAACCCTGCATACCAGGAAGCAAAGGCTAAAAGAATAGAAGCCCTTGCTAGAGTTGACCAATTTCAAGCACAAATAAATGCAATTCAAGCAACCGAAACATCTGCAGATACTTCAAAGAAAATTGCTAGTCTGCAAGATAAGTTAACTAAGGCTCAAGATTTAGGTAAAGACACCACAAGCATTCAATCAAAAATTGATGAATTGCGTGGAAAGAAAACTACTGCAGACCAACTAGCAGGAACTGGCGCAACTGGCGGATTTATCGCTGGTAAAGAATCAGGCATTCAAGGTCCAAAAGCAGTTACTCCAACAAAGACTACAACTGGCGCTTCAGGTGCTAAGGGTAAGCCTGTAGTTGCAGCACAACTTCCAGCAATCAGCGCCGCTGACAAGAAGAAGGCTGCTGAAGCCGCTACTGGTAGCACGGATACAACTACTGGTAAAGATTTTCTTGCTAAGTATGGAGTTCAAGCAGCCCTTGTAAACTCAGACCCAGCACTACAAAAATTATTCAAAGATGCAATGACTGGAATGTGGGACGCTAAAAAGTTCCAATCAGAATTCCTGAATACATCTTGGGCTAAGAATCACTCATCAACCTGGCAGGCTGCAGAGACTGCACGTCTATCTGCTCCAGGTGAATATGCTAATTCATATAACCGTATGCGTGATTATCTTGCTCGTACAGCAGTTGCAATGGGTGAAACAATTTCTCCAGAACAACTTGGCTCAGAAATTAAGCCAGATGCTAATGGTAACTACAGCACAGTTGCATCAAAGGAAAGCGATTTAGTTCAATGGGCTTTAGCCCAATCTTGGGGTAAGGGCATTGATGCCGCTGCTATCCAACAACACCTTGCTCAAGTTGGAAAGATTAACCTTGCGTTGCCAGGTGGCGAAGCCGCTAACGTAATGAGCCAATTAAAGTCTATTGCAAATGATTACGGCCTAAACAGCCTAAACGTTCCAGGAAGCAATTACTTCTCAGAGGCTGCTCAAAGCATCTTGCTAGGTAAGTCAACAGTTGATACTTGGAAACAAGATATTGTAAATACAGCAAAGCAAAACTACAAGCCTTATGCTGCTCAACTAGATGCTGGTATTACCTTGAAGTCAATTGCTTCTCCGTATATCAATACCATTGCTAATCTTCTTGAAATTCCACCAGACACTGTTGATTTGTCACAGGCTACTGGATACGGTAAAATGGTTTCTAATGCCCTTATGGGTTCAGACCCAGCAAATCCAGTGTCTATGACATTAAGCCAATTTGAGCAACAAGTTAAGCAGGACCCTCGCTGGGGTATGACTAACAATGCACGCGACACTGTAATGGGTGGCGTTGGTGGCTTACTCAAGATGCTAGGAAAGGTTAGTTAATGGCATATAATCCATTAGATGCGTTTGTTCCTGCGTACCAAACAGCCACACAATTAGCACAGGCTAATCTAAAGGCTGCTGAGACAAAGGCTGCTGCTACTCAGGCAGCATCTGAGAAATCAGCAGGTACTACTCCTGTAACACCAGGTGCATCCGTGCCATCAAACCTTAATTTTGATGTTGCTAATTCTCAAATTACAGATTTGAAAAATCAAATCAATACAATGCAGACACAAAATACTGCAGCAACAAATCAACTTTATTCTTTGGTTAACGCTCAAACAACTCAAGCCGCTGCTGCCAAGCAAACACAGCAGACTAACTGGATTGAGGCTGGAAAGCAACTACTAGCCCAATACGATGTGGCTGCTCTTGGTAACGCTTACGTTAACCTTATTACAACAAAAGGTCTAGACCAATCAACAGCAATGTTGGAACTTCAATCTACTCCTGAATGGAAGCAACGCTTCTCTGCCAATGAATCTCGCTTAAAACAAGGACTTCCAATCCTAGACCCAGCAACCTATCTTGCTACAGAATCCGCTTACAAGGATGTACTTCTACAGGCTGGCGTATCTAACTCAGTTGTAAATGATACAACATACCTAGGTACTTTAATTGCTAAGGATGTATCTCCAGTTGAAGTTCAACAGCGCGTAGATGCTGCTAAGTTTGCAGTTGCTAACGAGGACCCATACATAAAGCAACAACTACAACAAGAGTTCGGCCTAACAACTGGCGATATGATTCTACATATTCTTGACCCAGAAAAGGCTTCAACCGTAGTAGCCCAAAAGGTAACAGCCGCTAAGTTGGGTGCAGAGTTTGCACGCCAAGGTGTTGGCATTGGAATGGGTACCGCTGAACAGTACGCTGCTCAAGGTATTACCCAACAGCAAGCACAACAAGCCGCTATCAATATGGCTATGAATGTAGTACCTACTCAAGAATTAGCCACACGCTACGGAGCCTTTGGCCCAACAACTAGCGTAGGTTCAGCAATTGCTGCTGAGACACTTGGAACTTCAGGTGCTGCTCAAGCAATGCAACAACTCAATGCACTAAAGACTCAAGAAATATCTGAGTTCTCTGGTTCATCTGGAGTACAAAAGGGAAGCCTCCAAGGAACACAAGAAGGACTTTCCTAATTAAGTTCCGTCAGGACCCGCCAGCGTCCTGATGTGTATTACAGACTGGTAGTGGGAGCCAACCATCTTTCCCCTGAGATGACTTGTGGCCTGCGCATCCGACAACACGAAAGGGAGTGCCAAATGGCAAACCAATATGAAGATGACGAAGATGACTACGATGTTGAGGAAACTCAAGATAATGGTCCAGCCAATCTCCGCAAGGCGTTAAAGCGTGCAGAGAAAGAAAAGAAAGAACTGTCCGAGCAATTGGCACAGATTCAATCAGACCTACGCAGTCGTAGCGTCAAAGATGTATTGGCACAAAAAGGTGTACCAGATAAGGTTGCTAAGTTTATTCCTAGTGACGTATCTACACCAGAGCAAGTAGATGCTTGGCTAACAGAGAACGCCGATGTATTCGGATTCGCTAAGTCAACAGAGAGTGCTCAAGCAGCCGAGGAAACTCAGGCTAATGTTGCTGCGTATCAACGCATTAACGCATCTACCTCAAGCGCAACAACTCCAACAAGAGATGCAGACTTAATGTCTAAACTCAATGGAGTAAAGTCAATAGACGAATTAAATGCGTTGACAGGTAATCCAACAAGCCGCTTCCGTGGCTAAAACCCATCCGCACAACCCTTAAAAGAAAGAAGGTGACACAGTGACAAACGCATATACAGATACCTCGTCAGGTTCCCTAGGTAATTATCTAGTACAAACCGCGTATGACCGTTATGTAGAGTTTGCACTCCGTGCTGTACCTCTAGTCCGCGATGTAGCAGACAAGCGTCCAGTACAACAAGCAATGCCAGGTTCTTCTGTTGTATTCCAGATTTACACAGACCTAGCAGCAGCAACAACCGCACTATCAGAAACTTCTGACCCAGATGCAGTTGCACTTGGTAACACAACACAAATTCCTGTTACCCTACAAGAATACGGAAATGCTTCACTTGCTACACGTAAGTTGGAACTTTTCTCACTATCAGATGTTGACCCAGCAATTGCTGACATCATCGCGTTCAATATGGCTGACTCACTTGACACAGTTGCACTTGCTACCCTTATCGGTGGACCAAACGCAATTGCTACAGTTAACAATGCCCTAGTATCTACCTATGCAGGTACATACACAAATGGAACAACCCAAAAGTCAATCCTCGGAACTGACTACATCAAGGCTGCAGCAATCCGTCAAGGTGTTGCTAAGTTGCGTGCAAACAAGGCTGTTCCACGTCAAGGCGAATACTACTGGTGTGGAATCCACCCAGAAGTTTCACACGACTTGCGTGCTGAGACTGGTGCAAACGCTTGGCGCGATGACCACAAGTACTCAGAGACAGGTTCATCTGAGTTCTGGCCAGGAACAATCGGAACATACGAAGGTGCTATGTTCGTTGAGTCTCCACGTATGGCTAACTTTGCTGATGGTACAGGTGCTGGTACAGCATCAGGTACATTCGGTACATCTTCATACGTAAACGCTACAGGTGGCGTTCGCGTATTCCGTACACTTCTTGCTGGTAAGCAAGCACTTGCTGAAGCAGTTGCTGAAGAACCACACGTAGTGTTCGGACCAGTTGTTGACAAGTTGATGCGTTTCCGTCCAATCGGATGGTACGGCGTTCTAGGATGGGCACGTTACCGTGACGCTTCTCTAGTCCGTATTGAATCAACATCTTCAATTCACAACGCTTAAGTTAATTAAGTAGACGTTAGTCCCCCGCTTCGGCGGGGGCTAACCCTAACAAGGAGAAATATGGCATATCAATTCATACCACCAAATGTTGATGAGACACCAGGTGGCTTTGGCCGTTTGATGTGGCGTTATAGAATTGCTCGCGGAGATACCCTCCTTGTTTATGGAACAGCAGTAGAACGACTCCGCACCCCAGGTGTAGACCAAACCCTTGATGCAGATTACACATACCAAGGTGGGCACATTTACTACATAACAGAAGTAGAAAAAACAATTTTAACTAACGCTGGCTACGGCGCAAACATTACAGAAGTTTAAGGAGAGACGTGAATCCAGGTAGATACAACATCTCAGTCTATAAAGGTACCACATTTCAACTCTCTCCAACTTGGAAGGTTGATAACCTACCAGTAGACTTAACAGGTTATACCGCAGATATGCAAGTACGCGACGTAAGCAATAGCCTCATTACAGAACTCTCAACAGGCAATGGCAGAGCCGTAATTAACGCCGCCCTTGGAACTGTTGCTTTAACTTTAACTGCTACTCAAACCGCAGCACTAGCAGCGGGTAACTACAACTACGCTCTCAACCTCACAGACTCAGCAGGAAACGTATACCAAATCCTACAGGGTGCATTTATTGTAAATACAAGTGTGGTTCAATAATGGCAATTGATGTAAACTCAATCTCAACTGTTGAAATCCCAGTCACAACTAATGTGTACAATGTGGGTTCAACTCAACCACAAATTATAGAACTCGGACCTGTTGGTCCGCAAGGTATTCAAGGAGTCAAAGGTGACACTGGACCATCTATCACAGGAGCAAAAGGAGCAACTGGCTCTACAGGCTCAACTGGAGTTACAGGCAGCACAGGCGCTACAGGACCCACTGGTAACACAGGAGCGACAGGCACCACAGGTGCTACTGGCTCAACAGGTTCTACAGGAAATACAGGGGCTACTGGACCCACAGGGTCAACTGGAGTAACTGGTAATACAGGTGCAACAGGTAGTACTGGAAGTGCTGGTCCAACTGGCCCAACGGGTAATACAGGCTCTACGGGAAGCACGGGTAGCACAGGTGCTACAGGTAGTGGTAATACGGGCTCTACAGGCCCTACAGGGCCTACAGGAGCCACTGGAGCGACTGGTTCAGGTAATACTGGTGCCACTGGTGCCACGGGCGCTACAGGCGCAGGTGGAGCGTTAGGTTATTATGGCTCGTTCTACGACACCACAACCCAGACTTTATCTGGAGCAAACACTCCAACTGTAATTACACTGAATACAACTTCTGAAAATAATGGCGTATCTATTGATGCCACTTACAAGTCTCGTGTTAAATTTGCCTATGCTGGTACTTACAATATTCAATTTTCTGCTCAAGTAAGCACATCTGGTTCAGCAAATGCAAATGTCTGGATACGTAAAAATGGAACAGATTTAAGTTGGACTAATGGTGAAGTAGATACATCAAACCAAAACCATTATGTACTGCCTGCTTGGAACTATGTTCTTACTCTTGCGGCTAATGATTATGTAGAATTTGTATGGATGAGCAATTCATCATCGTCAACTTTACTAGCCCAATCCGCAACAACTTCTCCAAACTCTCCAGCAGTTGCATCTATGATTGTCACTGCTCAGCAAGTTATGTACACACAACTTGGACCGACAGGAGCGACAGGTGCAACAGGGTCTACGGGAGCGACTGGAAGCAATGGAACCACAGGAGCAACTGGTGCTGCTGGCAGCACTGGCGCGACTGGAACGACTGGGGCTACTGGTCCAACAGGACCGACAGGTGCTGCAGGAACAACTGGCTCAACTGGAGCCACAGGTGCTACGGGCGCTGACGCGTCGGCTTTCCCAGGAATACTATTACTAGGCGGTATGTGATACAATTGCGCAATGGTCAAGATAGCAACCTACGCAATAGCAAAAAATGAGATACTTCATGTTGAACGCTGGGCGAAGGCTACTAAAGGTAGCGATTATCGTATCGTTGTTGACACAGGTAGCACAGATGGTACACAAGAAAAACTTAAGGAACTGGGAGTAACAGTTCATCAAGCACATATAGAACCTTTTAGGTTTGATATGGCAAGAAACATTGCGTTAGGGCTAGTCCCAAAGGACGCAGACATATGTTTGATTTTGGATATGGATGAAGTTCCAGAGCCAAAGTTTTATGACAAGGTACGTAAGAAGTGGCAACCAGGATTTGATAGTGCCTGGATAACAATGAAGACAGATTCCAATAAATGGGAAAGAGATAGAATCCACTCCCGCAATGGTTGGACTTGGAAGTATCCCTGTCACGAAGTACAAGTTTGGTACGGCTCTCACGAGCCAAGAGACTGTGACATACGCAATGCTGTCATAGAACATCTACCAGATAGCAGTAAATCACGTGGGCAATACCTTGGAATGCTAGAGATGGCAGTCAAGGAATACCCAACAGATGCACGTATGTGGACATATATGTGTAGAGAATATTTCTTCTACGATAAGTGGCAAGAAGTTATAGATTGCGCAACTAAGAAAATTGAATGTGGTGGTTGGGATGTTGAATCTGCAGCAGTTTGCCGATGGGCAGGAGAAGCATCTCACCAACTCGGTAAAGCAGAAGATGCAAGAGTTTGGTATGACAAAGGCCGAGATATTCTTCCCTTGCAAGGTGAGCCGCAATTTGGTGTGGCAATGGATGCTTACAGAAAACAAGAATGGCAGCGTTGCCTAGATGCTGCTCTCAACGCTTTGGAGTCTCCTCGCTCCAACCATTACTGCTACGAATCCGCTGTCTGGGATTGGAAAGCCTACGACTTGGCAGGAATCGCAGCGTATAACCTCAAGCATATTGATGAAGCAATCCTCTTTACAGAGGAAGCCGTCAAAGCAAATGGTCCAGAAAACGAACGCATAAAGCGTAACTTAGATTTTTTCAGAGGAGTCAAGGATGCCATTGGGCGAAAACTGTAGAACTGGTTGCAAAGAAAAGAACCACGAAACCTACATTGAATGTTTAAGAGATTCCAACCTTCACGTTAATACTGGCGATGCTGGTAGAGCGCAGTCTTCTATGACTGCTAAGAAGTGGGATAAAGAATTGGATGCCTATAAAGCAGCCAGAGCAGAGGGTATACAGCCAGCAGGTACAACTATGCGGGCTATCAATGAAGCAAGAGATGCCAGCGATAGGTTGGGTGCGGCATATAACGCTGACGTAATGCCAGCAGCGAAAGATATTACCAAGCAAAGTGCTTCGGTATTGAAACACACAGGAGACATCTAATGGCAGCAGCAAAGAAAATTACAAAGGCTAAGGCTTACGCCGCAGCAGAGAAAGTTGAGTCTAAGGCTGAGAAGGCTAAGGAACTTAAAAAGGGTATGGCTATGCTAAAGAAGAAGGCTAAGTAAATGGCTGCCAAGCATCCAGGATTCGCAAAGGTCCAAGCAAAGATTGCTAAGAAGCAAGGTATTTCAGAAGAACGTGCTGGTGCGATTCTAGCATCTGCTACCCGTAAGGCTAGCCCAGCAGCAAAGAAAGCAAACCCAAAACTCAAGAACGTGAAAGGAAAATAATATGTGCGTTGAATGTGGTTGCAATGCTAACTCAGTTGGCAAAATAAACGACAAACTATCAGGCAAGCCTACAAAATCACCATACGGTGAATACGAAGGCGTTGGCGGAACTAAGTAATTCAATTTAGAAAGGATACCCGATGACTGTATATGGCACGGTTAAATACAATGGAACAACATACAACTTGTATGGGCAACCAGGCTCAACTTTTGTTGACGAATTAAATCGCCTTGCCAATGGTGGCGAGTATCCTAATAGAGCAATATACCTGGAAGAAGCAGGTGCTGCTAATAAATGGGCTGGAACAACTGGTAAGCAAACAGTTGGTGCTTTGAACTACAAGGTTAGTTCATCACGTAGTCCTGCAGGATTTACAGACACAACAAAAGTATGTAACGAATTGGCTGGAATTTTCACAGACCCTAGTAAGTACATTGAAGCGGTTACCGCATTAAGGACTATTGCATCCTAATGGCAACATTCATTGACTTAATCAACGAAACTAACCTAGCCCTGACTGGTTACACTAACCGCCAGGACCAGGCTACGTACCTGACTTCTCCTATGACTGCAACAGACTTAACCTTTGTTGTAGCAGATGGAACAGTACTAACTCGTGGTCTAGTAGAAATTGACGACGAACTAATCTGGGTAGACAAGTTTGACCGCACATCTAATACGGCAACTATCCCTGCATATGGCAGAGGTTTTCGTGACACGGTAGCAACAAGTCACACTGCTGGTACTCGTGTAACTATCGCGCCTTCCTTTCCGCGTAGCGTTATCCGACGCAATCTAAACCTTGCTATTGATGGTGTTTACCCAGACTTGTTCGGTACCTATTACACAACTTTTAACTGGCAAGCAGCCCGTACTACATATCAACTTCCACAAGAAGCAATTGATATTCTAGGTTGCTCTTGGCAAACCATTGGTCCATCTAAAGAATGGTTACCAGTCCGTCACTACCGTGTAGACCGTATGGCTAACCCAGTTTACTGGAACTCAGGTAAAACAGTATCTATTCGTGAAGGTATCATCCCTGGACGTCCAGTTATGGTTACCTACACCAAGAAGCCATCAGTGCTTCAATACGATACAGATGATTTCACAATGACTGGCTTGCCAGACTCAGCACGAGAAGTAATTATTCTTGGTGCTGCATACCGTACAGCAATGTACCTTGACCTTGGACGTGTCCCTGCTGCTACTGCTGAAGCAGATGCACAGCAAGGCAATGACCCAATCGGCTCTGCAGTAAACATCGGCAGAGTATTGCAACAAATGTACCAGCAACGTCTACTTGTAGAAGTACGTCGCCTGCAAGAACAATTCCCTCCTCGTACCCACTACACCTCTTAAGGACGGCCAATGGCAACCAAACGCTACTACTCCGCCAATGCGGTTGACAACACTGTTAACTCTTTTATTAACAGCACTTCAACAACAGTTGTTTTGTCAGCAGCACCAGTTGGCTTTCCAAGCACCTACCCATACGTAGTTGCCCTTGATTACAATACAGCCTCCGAGGAATTGGTACTTGTTACAAATGCTTCAGGTAGCACGCTAAACATTACTCGTGGCTATAACGGCACATCGGCAGCATCTCACAATGCTGGCGCTGTAGTACGCCACGTACTTATTGCTCAGGATGCAACGGACTTCTCTGACCATATCTTTGCCACTGGCCCAGTACACGGACTAACTGGCAACATTGTAGGTACAACGGATACTCAAACTCTTTCAAATAAAACTCTTACCACACCAACCATTAACACTCCAACTATTGCTACTCCAAAGACAACTCTTGGAATCAATGCTCAAACTGGAACTACCTATACACTGGTAGCAACAGACCAAGACAAGATGGTTACCCTGTATAACGCTAACCCAATTACAGTAACAGTCCCAGCAAGCACTTACAGTGCAGGGCAATACGTAAACATCCAAGCAATTGGAGCAGGTCAAGTAACTGTTGCTGGAGATACGGGAGTAACCGTAACTGGCACTGGTACCAAACTACGTACTCAATATAGCGCAGCAACAATCCTCTGTACCGCTTCTAATACATTCCAGTTGATTGGAGACTTAGCGTAATGGCAACAGCATACGTAGTCCTAGGACAAGCAACCCCTTCAGTTACAACCTTAACCACACTGGTTACAGGTTCAACTAACGGTTCAATCATCTCATCATTTACCGCCTGCAATAAGGGCGGAACCAACGATGCTATCCGAGTATCAATCACCAAGTCAGGTGGCTCTGCTTACTACCAATACTACGACTTAACTCTAGGTGCCAATGGCTCCTTGCAGGAGACTCCAGGTTGGACGCTAGCCAGTGGTGACATCCTAAAGGTTTATTCAACAACAGGAAACACAGACTTCACTGCGACAGGAGTAACACTCTAATGGCTGTAACACTATTAACTAATACTGCTGTCACACCAGTTCTTGCTGTCAATGCACAGACAGGAACCACATATACCTTTACGCTAGCCGATGGAAACAACACACTTGTTACCTTGGCTAATGCTTCCGCTATCGCAGTAACAATTCCAACTAATGCTTCTGTGGCGCTACCTGTCGGTGCGATTCTTAACTTCGCCCAAACAGGAGCAGGACAGGTTACTTTGTCGGGAGCAAGCGGAGTAACAGTTACATCAACAGGTGGAACTGCTGCTACCCCAAAGACTCGCGTACAGTATTCAGGTGCTACTGCTATCCAAACCTCAGCCAATAACTGGCTAGTGTTGGGAGACTTAGCCTAATGATACTTCCTGGTATTTTATCCTCGCAGATTAGCGGGCATCTATACTCTTACTCAACTGACTTCTATCAGATTGCTACGGCTACGGTAGATGCTGCTGGTGCATCAAGCATTACTTTTTCATCTATTCCAAGTACATATAAGCATTTGCAAATTAGATTTATTGCTAATAATACTAGCAATACGTATCAAAAAATTCAATTTAATTCAGATACAACTGGTGCTGACTATTACGGTCATAATCTCTATGGTACTGGTTCGGCCGCTGGCGGTTCTGCTTTGCCTGGTTCAAGTTATAGTGCAATAGTTATGTCAGGAGGTGGATTAGGTTCAGGCAATTACTTTGGTTCAGGTGTTATAGATATTTTAGATTATGCTAACACAAACAAATACAAAACTGTAAGAGCCTTAAACGGTTTTGATACCAATGGTGGAGCAGATGGTCAATTTATAGAACTTGCTTCAGGTCTATGGCAATCTACTTCAGCAATTAATACTATTAAAATTTTTGGCAATGGTTCTAACTATAATCAATACAGCAAATTCGCACTTTACGGAGCAAACTAAATGGGCGTAACTACAACTACTGGTTCTGCCAGCACTTATACTGCTATTGCTACTTATACAATACCTAGCGCAACTACTTCATATACATTTACTTCCATTCCAACTACTTATACTGATTTAATTCTTGTATCTAATTTTGGAACATCAACAGCAGGACCGTTTACTATTAGAGTAGGCAATGGAACAGTTGATACTGGAAGTAATTATTCAAGAACTTGCGTGTATGGTACTGGCTCTGCAATTGCTTCTTTTAGAGAAACAAGTCAAACCTATGCAAATACAGCAAACTCATCTACAAATCTTGTAGCAAATTCAGTAACACAATTTATGAATTACTCTAATACTTCTGTGTATAAAACATTTATAGACAGAAACGGAAACACAACCGCTAACACAGTTCAAGCAAATATTTACTTATGGCGCTCAACTGCTGCAATAAATACAATTCAAGTATTTAACTCAAATGGATATAACCTTTTGGCAGGCTCTACTTTCACCCTCTACGGCATTAAGGCGGCTTAAATGGCAACTTACAAATTACTTGATTCCTATACCGTAGGTGCTGGCGGCGTTGCATCTGTGACTTTTAGCAATGTTAATCAAACTTATACTGATTTAATTATTAAAGGTTCTTTTAGAAGCGATAACGCAACAGCAAATAATGCTGGTGCATTTATTCGTTTTAACGGAGATTCAAGTGCAAATGCTTATCCTGCTCTTTGGATTTCTGGCAATGGAAGCGCTGCAAGTTCAAGCAGTAATTCAACTGCAACTTTTATGCCATTAAATGGTTATGGCGGATTAGACACTGCTGGTAATACTGCTAATACTTTTTCATCTTTTAACTACACTATTCCAAATTATACAAATTCTAATTACAAGCCATTGTCAAGCGATTGGGTAGGCGAAGATAATTCAACTTCTGCTAATGCAGGTTTTGATGCTGGCATTTGGAATAACACTGCCCCTATTACTTCAATAACAATTTATTTTGGTGGACAAAATGCTGTCCAGTACTCAACCTTTGAGTTGTACGGCATCTCCAACCAACCTGCAACCGCAGCCCCAGCAGGTACAACCACAATCGGTACTGCCTACTCATCAGGTAACACTTCGGCTAACGTACCGTTTACCTACTCAGGAACTGATGCAAGTTACTACGTAGCCACATCAAGCCCAGGCGGATTGACAGCAACAGGCACAACCTCACCGCTAACCGTAACTGGTTTAACAACAGGTACTGCCTACACCTTTACCGTCAAGCCATATAACTTTGCTTATGGCCCAGGTACTGCAAGTTCTGCATCTAACAGCGTTACCGTTGCTGGTGACTTTGTTGCTATTGCTACTGCAACTGTTGATGCTAGTGGTGCTTCTAGTGTTACCTTTAGTAATATTCCGCAAGGATACAAGCATCTAGAACTTCGTTGCAACGCACAAATAAATACTGGAGCCGAAGCAATACTTATGCAACTTAATGGCGATACAGGAAACAATTATGCACTTCACTTCCTATATGGTAGTGGTTCTGCTGCTGGTGGTTCTGCTTCAACTTCCCGTGCTTCATTAGGCTTATATTGGGATATGGGAGTACCAGCAATTTCCAATGTATTTGCACCAAATATTACATCAATTACTGATTATTCTAATACTAATAAATATAAAACTCTTAGGGCGCTTGATGGATACGATGCTAATGGTTCAGGTGCAGTAGAACTTATTTCAGGATTATGGCAATCTACTGCTGCTGTAACTTCAATTACTTTAACACCTAATAGTGCAAAAAGTTTTACCCAGTACTCAACCTTTGAACTTTACGGAGTAAACTAATATGGGAGTAACTACATCAACCGCTAATGCTGGTTCAACAATGGTGCCTATTGCAACATACACAGCAACAACTACTCAAAGCCAAGTAACTTTTAATTCTATTCCACAAACTTATACTGGATTAAGATTAGTTGCTTCAGTAAATGATTCTAACTATTATGAAATGCTTAGATTTAATAATGATACTTCAGGTAGTACACTTTACTCTCGTACTATTTTAAGCGGAGATGGTTCAACTGCATCTTCATCTCGCAGTTCAAATGCTAACGCTTGGTATTTTGGTTCAGAAGTTAATACAAGTACTTATGCTTTTAACAGCGTTGATATTATGAATTATTCATCATCATCAATTTACAAATCTGGAATAGTTCATCAAGAAAGTGTTACTTATCCATACGTAGGACTTATTAGTTATTTATATCGTTCAACTTCGCCAATTACACGCATTGATATTTATGCTCCTACAACAAATTCAATTGCAATCGGTAATACTTACACTCTATACGGAATTAAGGCGGCGTAATTATGGCTAACCCAACACAAGTATTAATTGCTAGTCATACTACTGCTTCAGGTGGTGAGGCTTCCTGGACTTTTTCATCTATATCAGGAACTTATACAGACTTAAAAATTGTCATATCTGGAAGATGTAATTTTTCAACTACAAATCCTTGGACAACTTTTTCTTTAGCATTTAACGGTGGTTCCAATCTTTCCTCAGATATAACTTTGTATGGTATTGGTTCTGGTGCTGGTAGCGGAAATCTTGGTGGGTCATCTGGATATGCTACAAATGCTGCGGCAACTTCTAATACCTTTAGCAACATTGAATTTTATATTCCAAATTATGCAAGCAGTAATTACAAATCTATTGCTATTGATGGAGTAACTGAAAATAACGGAACTGCTGCCTTGCAAACTTTAATTGCCGAACTATGGAGTAGTACTTCGGCCATTACTTCTATTACTTTAACTATGTCGCAAGGAACTTTATTGCAGTATTCATCCTTTTCCCTATACGGAATTAAGAATTCGTAATGGGTCTATTCAAACGCAATACCTCAACTAACCAAGGAGAAACAACAATGTCAGAAGCACTTACAGCAGTTGAGATTAACTGCGCTACAGGTGAAGTAACAGAGCGCCCACTAACTGCTGAAGAAATCCAGCAACGTGAACTAGCAGCGATTGAAGCCGCTACTCGCAAGTCTGAGGAAGATGCTATTGCAGCGGCTAAGGCAGAAGCAAAGGCTTCAGCCGAGGCTAAGTTAGCAGCACTCGGTTTAACAGCAGACGAAATCGCTGCGCTTAACTAAGTAATGCTTGACTGCATTACCGAGTACCAACCACGCACCATAGATGATGCTGTGGATGATTGGGAACAATCAATACTGTTTTAACCAGGGGGGCTTAATTGCCCCCCTTTACTTTTAAGGAGCATAGGTGGCACTAGACGGTTACGCACATATTGCCGAGAGGCCAGTTGTACCAATTGGACAACCATCTAACTCAGGTAATACATTTGAAAATACTAGCAACAACTATGACGTTGCAGTAGCAGGGCTACCATTCTTCATTGGGCCTAACCAACAGTACCCTTACAAGCGTGAGACAGCGCAATATCGTAAGCAGCAGATTGACCAACAGAAGGAACCAGGCGAGCAGACACTTACAGGTTGGTGGCTACGCAGCCAGTCTACCTTTGACTATGGCGCTGGTATCCGTTACGAAGAACCAATATCAGGACAAACAGTATCAGCCCGCTTTAACAAGTCTGCTGGTGTAGAAGTATTTAACGTAGGTAGAGTAACACTACTACCAGATGTAACTAGAGTACATACTGCATCTAACGGACCGATTATGGTTGGCGGTACAGATACTGCTGGAGTAGATGTAGTTATCTGGTCAGATGGTGCAAACCTTTACCGCACTACTGCAGCCAATGCTACGACTACTCTTACATGGGGTGGCTCTGGAACTATCTTAGCCCTTGCGCAAGATGGCGTTAACTACTACGCAGCAAATGCAACTGGTATCTACAAGGGTCCACTGACAGGTGCAACATCAGGCACATCAGTATTTACCCACCCAGCAGCAGTAGGTACAGTTACCAACGTAGCCCTATCTTGGGTCAAGCAACGCCTTATTGCTGGAGTTAATAACTACATCTTTGAAGTAACTCCAATTACTTCTTACACAGTAGTTGCTGGTCAGTTGGCAAACAACGTAGCCACGCTCAAGACTTCTACAGCACACAACTTTGCAGTAGGTAGTCAAGTAACAGTTGCTTCTATCAGTTCTGGATTCAACGGTACCTTCTCAGTAACTGCAGTCCCATCTGCTACAGAGTTTTCTTACTACCACAACTATACAGACCAACAGTATGCAACTGGTATGACAGGTACTGCAGTCCTTGCATCTAACAATAACCTTCCCATTTATGCTCATCCAAACACAACATGGAAGTGGACTGGTATTTGCGAAGGTCCAAATGCTATTTATACAGCGGGCTATGCAGGGGATTCATCAACTGTGTATCGTCTTTCCCTCGATACAAATGGTGCAGTCCCACTCCTAACCAAGGCAGTTACTGCAGCCGATATGCCAAAGGGTGAATTGATTTATGCCATTGGTTCATACATTGGCAAGTACATGGTCTTTGGTACCAACAAAGGTATCCGCGTAGGCACCATTGATACATCAGGCTTCGTATCATCTGGTTACATTACTTATGGTCCATTGACTGTAGTTACCAACGGCTATGACCCCGCTTCAGGCTTGACCCTGACAGGTCAGCCATGTAAGTCCATCACATTCAATGACCGTTATGCATACTGCACAGTCACAAATTACATTGACTCAGACGGTGACGGCACAATGAAATCTGGCCTAGTCAAGATTGACTTGAGCAAGGAAATTGCACCTAACCAGATGGGTTATGCAACACACCTACAGATTCCTACAACTAACGAAGCATCTGCAGTCTGCATGATTGGTTCAACAAACAAGTTGGCAATTGGTTCAGCAGCCACTGGTATCTACTTCCAGAACAACACACTCGTTACATCTGGCTACCTACAGACAGGACAGATTCGTTACTTCACCCTTGAAGATAAGCACTTTGAGTTGGTTAAGTTACGTCAGACCCTGCCAATGGTGGGCAAGTTGAAGTTGACATCAGTTGATGCTAACGGTGCTGCTGCAGATATCATTACAGTAGATAACAACTTTGACTTTACTCAGGACATCACTGGCCTTGACCAGTTTGACTTGACACCAAAGGAATCTATCGCCCTACGCTTCACACTCTACCCATCAGCAGGGCAGACAGTAGGCACAGAAGATTCATTTAACGGCTACCAGTTAAAGGCCTTGCCTGCGGTACGCCGTCAGCGCATCATCACCCTTCCACTTATGTGTTATGACTTTGAAGGTGACAGATACAACATGACCACTGGCTATGAAGGCCGTGCATCTGAACGTGTCTCTAGCCTTGAAACAGTTGAGTCCAATGGAGATGTTGTCATCTTGCAGGACTTTACCAATAACGAAACTATTCGTGGAGTTATTGAAAGCATTACCTTTATCCGCATGACTCCACCTGAGCGTCGCTTCAAGGGCTTTGGTGGAATGCTTATCGCCCAGTTCCGTACCGTCTAACACATAGGGAATACCGCAAATGACTCTACCTGATTGGTCCAATACTATCTATGGCTTCTTTTTCGTAGTAGCAGCAACTGGCTTAGGCTTATGGCGCCTGTTTCAACATGGCGTACATAAGTCTGTCGAGACTCATCTGAATGAACTCAGAGCAGAACTCAAGCCATTGATGGACCTTATGGGTGAAATGGATAAGCGCACTACTCGTATCGAGTACGCACTCTACAACGATGGCAAGACTGGCCTCATCAATAAGGTAGAAGAGTTACTGGATAACCAACAGGTAATCAAAGTAGATGTTGAAGTAATGAAAGCAAAGGCGGAGCAGTGACACAAGCACAAGATTTCTTAGCAATTGCTGTGAAAGAGATTGGAACTGTTGAGGTTCCAGACAACAAGACAAAGTATGGTAAGTTTACAGGACACGACGGACAGCCATGGTGCGGTTCATTTGTCATGTGGTGTGCAGCACAACTTAAGCCAGTAGTGAAGATGCCCAACTGCGTCTATACACCAGCAGGTGTATCAGGATTCCAGGGCCTTGGCAGATGGGCTAACCATGAGACAGCCACCCCAGCACCTGGCGATATCGTATTCTTTTCCTTTGATGGTAAGGGTGTAGGGCATGTCGGCATCGTCATTCAAGACAACGGTGATGGTACTATAACTACAGTAGAAGGCAACACAGTGCCCGAAACTAAACCAACTGGAAGCCAGGCTAATGGTGGAGAAGTGTGCAAGAGAATTCGTGCATACCGTTCGACCAATAAGAAACACTTGCCAGTATTCGTAGTTGGTTTCGGCAAACCGAAATGGAGTAATTAATGGCTAAGCAAAAGTATCTTATTAACGTACCACCAAAGGTATGGACAGTAGCATCAGCATGGTTCCATGTAGTTGTAGGCGGAGTCCTTACTGAGTACATCATGCACCACACAACATCACTTAAAGCACTTGGTGCTGCAGGTATCTCTGCACTAGCGCCATTGGTGTACCGCTATGTAAACCCAGGCGATACATTCCCACTACCATCACATGCTCTAGTAGCAGCAGATGAGTCAGTTAAAAACTAAACAATAATTTAATAGCAAGAGAGGCGCCCCTTCGGGGGCGCTTTTTTTGTTTTTGTTTTACTATTAGGCGCTATCACCATAGCCGCGCCATTGGGAGCCCTTAAGGCTCCCCCGTTAATTGAATTCGCTTCGCTCATATTTTAACCCCAGTTGCAAAATCTTGTCAAGTTGAATCCACATTAGCGCATGTCTCGGCGTGTCGGAATCAACCATCTGTTATGCTTCACGCGTTAAGACAATCTTAACAAACTGGAGTAGGGAAACCTAAGTACCTACTTGAGTGCTGGACACGGGCTCACCCTACGGGGTGGGCCTTTGTTCTTGTGCTACAGTTATCCCATGAAAAAAGAAACATTAGTAGCACACAGAAGTTTTTCATCGCTAACATCTTGGATTCGCTGCGGTAAAGCATGGCAGTTGGAGCGCGAATTACAAGCACCTTCCGAACCCGCATGGTGGTTCG